TCTCTTCCAACTGCCGCTCTCCGGTCCACGCCGGGGGGCGGCAGTTTTCCACCGTCCGTCCGGTTGCTGGGGATAAAAATTTTTCTTGTCCGCTATCCAAGGGCAGAAAAACGTAGTATAATAGCTGTGCTGGATGCGCCGGCAGGGGCCGGCGGCCTTCATGCGCAACGCCCAAAGGAGGGATCCATCCCATGAAAACAAAATTTACCCCGGAGTACAGCGGCACTCTGCGGAGCCACCTGCTCACCGTCCCCAAGTGCATCTCTGAGTGCGGTGGGATCCGGATCTTCGGCCGGCGGATCAAATCCCTGGTCTTTTCCACCGATGTGGCCATCATCAAAAACGTCAACGCCGACGCCATCATTGCGGTCTACCCCTTCACCCCCCAGCCCTCCATCACCCAGGCCATCATCAGCGTGTCTGAGGTGCCGGTCTTTGTGGGCGTGGGCGGCGGCATGACCAACGGGGACCGCTCCGTCCGCCTGGCAGAGTTTTCTGAGCACCAGGGCGCCTCCGGCGTGGTGGTCAACGCCCCCATCTCCAACGAGACCATTGCCAAAATGAAGGCGGTGGTGGACATCCCGGTGGTCACTACCATCGTCTCCGGCGATATGGACATCGCCGGACGGCTGGCCGCCGGGGCGGACATTCTCAATGTCTCCGGCGCGTCCAGGACCCCGGAGATCGTGACCAAGATCCGGGCCGAGTTCCCTACCGTCCCCATCATCGCCACCGGCGGTCCCAGGGAGGAGGACATCCTCCGCACCATTGAGGCCGGAGCCAACGCCATTACCTACACCCCCCCCACCACCGGACAGCTCTTCGCCGACATCATGATCAGCCACCGGAAAAACTTCAGCCACCAGGACTGATGCCCCCCGGTCTCCGGCCCGTTCCGGAGGCCGGGAAAATTTTTTGATTTTTTTCAGAAAAAGTGTTGACATTTTCCTTGTCATCCTGTATACTCATCCTTGCCCTGTTCGAGAGGACAGGCCAACAAGGCGGCATAGCTCAGGTGGCTAGAGCATGCGGTTCATACCCGCAGTGTCCCCGGTTCGAATCCAGGTGCCGCTACCATTTTACTAAAGTTCGGACTACGCGTCCGTTCCCATATAGAACGGCCCGGTGGTCAAGCGGTTAAGACTCCGCCCTTTCACGGCGGCAACACGGGTTCGAGTCCCGTCCGGGTCACCACTTCTTCACTGCCGTTTCTCCTATATGGAGGCATAGCTCAGCCGGTAGAGCGTCCGCCTCACACGCGGAAGGTCACAGATTCGAGTTCTGTTGTCTCCACCAAATCGCTACTTATGAGTAGCAACAAAGAAATCCCCGAAACGCCTTGACTACCAAGTGTTTCGGGGATTTTTTGTGTCTATCTTTGGCTAGCTTAAAAAACTGAAAACAGCCTATTTGGATGCATTAGGTGGTGGAAAAGGTGGTGGAACATTTTCGCCTATCTCCCTGATTGATAAGGGTTCTCGTGCTTGGTTTGCAATGAATAAATTTTCCTCATAACCCCAGCATAAACCCTCGGGTTTACGGCGTGCAGTGTATCCATTAGGTCATCTATGATAGACCACACTCCAGAAGCGTCTCGTCCAGACACCGCCTGCAGGAACTCACTGTCCCCATCTATTGGGAGTTCATAGCCAGATGACGATGCAGCAGAGCGCTCCTGCTCATAACTACCTAAATCCGGTGATTCTGCTCGATCCATCTGGTTTCGGATGGTATATAGGTCAGCCAGTTTTGCATAGGCGGGATAACTGCTCTCACCATATTCTAGGCGGGCAATCTCGATGTCTATCTCTTTGCGGTCAAGCAAAGGGGGCACCCCCTATCAGTCCCGCTCCAGCTCAGCCATAAACCGGCGGATCGCCTCACGCTCACGCTCGCTGGTCGCGCTATCCATCATACCGCGGGCCTGCTCCATCATGGCCTCTTTGGCATCATGCCGGCTATATCCGCCCATCCGCCCGTCACGGCTGTAACCACCACGCCCATCTCTGGAGTAATGGCCACGGACATAATGCTTGCCACGGTTTGCATAGCTGGAGCCACGGCCATAATCTCCCTCCCAGTCTCCGGCTTCAGAATAGCCGCCGTCCTCCTCCAGGGCGCAGATCTTGTCGATGTTCTTAATAGTGTCAGTCAGCTTGTGGACGGTCTCCAGGTCCCCAGCGGACATCTCAGGCTTGCGGGCGATCTCCTCCAGCTCCGCCGACAGCATCTCCTTCAGATCATACAGTGCTTTCATGCTATTCTCTCCTTTCAGGCCGTCCGCACGACTTCCATGTTACTGTTGGCAAAGTCAACAGCCTGGGTGCTGGTGTTCCGGGCCGCCACGGTCACGCAGCAGCCGCGGGGGACCTCCACAGATGCGGACACATAGACGTTGAAAAAGTTCTCGGCCGCCGCCGGGGTGACGGTAGCGGTAGCGGTGGTCAGCGCCTCACCATTGATGGCAAGGGCGGCGGTAATGGCCTCGATGGTGCCGCCCTCGGGGATGGCGATATTCGCGCCAAAGGCTACCCGGTACCGGGCCTTGCACTGGTTGGTATTGCCGCGCAGCGTGATGAGCCCACTGCCGCCACGATGCACGATGCCGCAGTTGCCGCCAATCACATCCAGCAGAGGGACGTTCTGGCCGGGGGTTACATTGACGATGGCGGGATTTGCATATTCAGCCATGATATCAGTCCTTTCTAAAGGGGTCGAAATCGACCCGGTTAAAATAAACGGCGAGGCTATTGCCCCGCCGCTGTTGTTGAGATCGGCACGGGGCCGAACAATTTCCAAAATGGAAATAGTCAAGCGCTATGGGATTTTAGCAGTTGCAGCCGCCGCAGGGGACCTGCACGGGGGTGGGAGGATTGACCCAGTAGGCGGGGGTGGGGCACTCAGCTCCGGTGCGGCGCAAGATCTCCGCCTTGTTGGCGTCCATAGCAGCCATCAGGACGGCGTTCTGGTTGGCCTGGGAGGCCGCCAGCTTCAGGCCCTGGTTCTCGCTCTCCAGAGAACGGATGTAGTTCTGGTTCAGCGCGTCGAGGATGGCCCGGGAGTTGGCGTTCTGGTTGTCGATGATGTCCCGGGTGGTGGTCTGGATGGTATTGCGGGTGTCGCAGGCCTGGGCGGCCATGTCGTAGCGCACGCCGTCAATGGCCCGCTGGGTGCCGCAGCAGCAATCCGCAAGTTGGGCGGACAGGTTGCAGAAGCCGCGCTCCACGCCGTTGAAGCCCTGCATCATGCCCATGTTGGTGTTGTTGAACCCGTTGGTTAGGGAGTTGGTGATGGCATAGGTGCTGTCACAAATGCCCTGGGTGATGCCGTCCAGCTTGGTCACAACGGCGGAGTGGTCAAAGCCACGCTGCACCTCGGAGCCTACACCGCCGTTCTGTCCGCCGAAGCCGCCGAAGCCGTTACCCCAGCCGCCGAACAGGCCGAAAATCAGGAACAGGATGATCCAGCTGGACCAATCGCCGCCCCACATACCGTTTCCGTTGCCCTGATAGGCGGGCTGAACGGGCATGGTCATCACAGTGCCGTCAGAAGAAAGACTCATTGCTTTATCTCCTTTGTAGATTTATTTTCAAAACCGTGGCCACGGATTTTGAGACTAACTTGCAACTTTTAGAGCAAATATTTAAAGTACACTTTGCTCATTTCCCAAACATCCCTCGGAGGGGTTCAAACATCCCCTGCATCTGCCGGGCCTTCTGCTGGGCCTGGTTCAGCTGGTCCTGCGAGAGCTTCCCGCTCTGAACCATCTCATTGATGATGGCGTTGGGGTCCTTGCCCTGCATCTGGCTCATGAACTGCTGGAACTGATGCATCATGTTGGGACGGCCACCGCCGCCCATGATGCCGAAAAAGGGATTACCCATTGTCCGGTTCCTCCTTTGCCGCCCGCTTCGCGGGCTTTTTTTCTGCGGTAAGAGCCTCCACACGGGCCGCAAGCGCCTCCAAGTCTGCTTTGGTGGCAAACTCTATGCCCTGGGGTGGTTGTTCTGCCCTCGGGACGCTGGTGCGCTCCACAAGGTCAAATACCTTGATAGACGGCTTTCCAGATGCGTCCGCCTGCTTGAGGTAGATGGTGGGGGCGTTGCTGTCCCACAGGGCTACAGCGGAGTTGGGTGCCACCAGATAGCCCATGGCCTCCTGCTCCCCGGACACCCACACCATGCTCTGCCCGCCGGCCTGCTGGGGCGGCTGCTGAGCGAATTGCTGGGGTTGGTACTGCGCCCCCCGGAGCTGGGCTAGCTGGTCCGGCATGGGCGGCTGGTAAAACTGCGGTTGCTGATAGCCGCTGTAATATGGGTAGCTCATGGGTCATTCCTCCTTACACCAGTAATAGAGAGGGACCTCCCCGCCGGAGTCCCAGGTGTCGTAATAGTCCCCGTCCATGACACACACCACATGACCGGACAGGGACAGGATATAGGTGCCGCTGGGGTGCTCTGCGGCGAAATCCGCCACTGTGTAACAGTCCGGGCACTCGTCGGGGATAACGGCCCGCCGGAAGCCCATCTCTCGGAGGTATGCGCCCCAAACATGGTTCGCCGACGGCATATCGCCCATCAGGAAGCCTTGCAGAGACAGCCCTACATACGTTGTCTCCCAGTTCTGTTTCAGGGCCGTGGAGATGGCCCGAACAGTGCAGTCTCCCACGTTTCGCCCGTCGGGGTTCTCGTTATGCCTGGCCCACATGGCTGGCCTCCAGTGCGATCACATAAGCCTCAAGGCCATCGTCATCCCCCTGGGCTTTGAACCACATAGCTGTCTCAGCGGCGCACTCCTGTGTCATTCCTGCGGCAATCAGCCGCTCGATCATGGTCATATCCACACACGTCCTTTTTCAAAAATCAAAGGAGGATCGTGGGGAGGGCGGCGACGTGTACCAACCCTATATCCCCACGTCCTCCATGGCTATATTGTCGCATAAAAATTCCCCTGCTGGGCGGCGTTTCAGCAGGGGGAGTGTGTTACTTGTGATCAATTTGTGTGATTCTTGCCGCAGCTCGACCTACCTCTTCAAAAATATGTGGGATGTGCCGCGATATGGTGGACCGTTCCCACCCAAGTTCCGCCGCAATGTCAGCCTGCGCCCACTTGTCGATCATATATCTCCGGGCAATCAGGTCATCATCCCGGTGCAAAGCAGCCTCATAAATCGCTTTCTCAAGTTCTGAACGCAAAAGAGACCTCAGAGATTCTGGTATCTTCCCTCTTGCGTTCATCACTGTCACGTCCTTTCTATCTTACTCAACCGCTTCATTGACCATCAGTGCAACTTCTTCCCGGGTCGCAAAGCCGCGTGGTCTGGTCCCGTCGGTAATGCCCTTGGCCTTGGCCTGCTCCAGGCCCTCCTGGGCCCACTGGCTGGCCGGCTCCTTGGCCAGGCGTGTCAGGTAGTTGTCCATCATCGCGTCGAACTGTTCCTGTGTCATCTTTTCCGTTCCTTCCATTGATCGGGCCACATCGGCCCGAAACGTATCCATACTCTTTCCATGGATGGGAAACCAGTGCATCACGTCAGCGTGGTTGCTGGCGATGCCCCGCCGGTAGCCTTCGCTGTGACAGATCACCACCCCATCCGCCTGTGGATCCAGACCATACACTTTGCACAGGTGGGTGGTCAGCTCAACGGCCTCCTGGTACACCGCACTAAAATAGCTGGCGTCCGTTAAGGCGTCCTCGCAGATCTCAAAGGATATATGGGTATCGTTACCACTTCCGAGTTTTCCACGCCCGCAGTGCCATCCCCGGCGGCTCCAGGGTAAGGTCTGCACCACTCCCACATCGCCATCGGCAAACCGCCCGATAAAAGCGTGGACGCAGACATCCAGCCCAGGCTGGTTCCAGTGTGTCCCAGCGGAGTTGATCCCCATCTCGTCATTTCCAGGCACATACCGGGAGACACGGGGGTTGTTAGCCCCCGTGCTGTGGATCATCACCCCGAGTGGCCGGATGGTCCGTCCCTCCTGGTAGCAGTCGTTTCGGATCAGCATCTGCTGACGTAGACGCATCAGTCAGCCGCCTCCTGGGCAGCCTCGCGATCCTCGTCCTCCTTGACGCCGGCGGCCACGGCAGCGGCGAAGGCCTCACGGTCGTGGCCCGCGAAGGCGTCCACCAGAGCCTCATAGTGGTTGCCCACAAACTCGTTGATGCCCTGCTCCGTCATGCCCTCAGGGATGGGGTGGGCCTCCTTGTGGTGGGCCAGGGCAATGGTCAGGTCGGGCAGATCCTGCTCCTCGCAGGTGGTAAAAATGTCATAGATGTAATTGGCGTTCATGTTGTTTTCTCCTCTCAATATTATAATTTATTGTGTGTTACTTGCTCAGCTGCTTGGCCGCCTGGTTGACGCCGGTGGCCGCAAAGCCGCTCACGATGCCAACCGCCAGGGCGGTCACCGGATCCGCAGCTGGGAAATCCGGCACCGCCAGGGCCATGCAGGCAATGCCCAGCAGTCCGCCCGCCATGCCGCAGGCGATGGGGATCCACTTGTTGTCCACCCCGGACGCCTTGACCACCTGACCGATCAGATAGCAGATCACCGTGATGGCCGCCACGCTCGCAATTCCAAAGTCCATAGTCTCACCTCCCTTCACGTTTACAGGAAATCGTGCTTTTGTAGCCGTTCGTCGTACACCCTTCCAATGTTGGAAATGGCATGGGTAGCCCGGCTGTTGGGATACTCCGGGTGATTCCGACAAAACTGCTGATAGCGGTCGATCTCCGTCAGGACCTCAATAAATTCCTCTCTGGTGTGGGGGATCTGCCGGATCAGCTCCTGGTTAAACCGCAGGATCCTGGCCCGGTGCATATCCGCCGCCCGCTCATCATCGGTCTTGATGTGGTTGTCCAGCTTGATCCGGGTCCGCTCCAGCTCGGCCAGCACCTCCGCGTTGACGGCCCGCCCGATCGCCTTTGCGATGGCGGACCAGGGGTTGATTTTGACGGGGGCGACCTGGATGACCGTCAGCGCCAGGACCACCAGCCCGCCCCCGCCTGTCAATAGCTCCTGGATGCTCAATGTCTGCCTCCTCTGCCTAGCCCGCGGCGGGGGCCTGTGCCTCCCGGCGCAGCTGCTCCCCTTCCGCCTGGGTCAGCCGCCCAGCCTGGACCAGAGCGTCAATTCGGGCGTCATCCCACAGCCGGGGGTAGTATTTTCGGGCCAGCTCGTACACGCTCATAGCTCCACCCCCGTCATAGCCGCCAAAAAGTCCACGTCCGCCCGCAGCCGTTCTGTCTCCGTGGGCTCCGGCTCCAGCTGAGGCGGGAGGGAGGATTTCCACGCCTCCCAGGCCTCGGTGTTCGGTGCCACTGTCACTGCACTGCCCTCTGTGTCAGGATCCGGCTCCCCGGTGATGACCACAAAGCCGTTGTGCTGTACCAGCATATCCGACTGCTCATCCGTCAGCGGAATCGCTCCGTCAAAAGATGTGGACTGCGGAGGACTGTATGCTCCCGAGTCATTTGGGATAGGGTCGATATACCACAACATTTCGCTTTCCTCCTTTATCCTATTGCTACCCAGTAATATACGGTTCCCTCGGCGTTTAACTGAGAACTAGAGCGGTCTTTTGTGTAGGAAAAATACCAATAAAAGGTCTTTCCATCTTTAGATTTTTTCCCGTATGAGTCATCGGCTTGATCGTCGATATATCCTAGCTCGTAGAAACCATTTCCTGATTGAAATGATTCAGTAAGGGTGTCTGCTACCATGACTGCGTTTCCTTCGGTACTACCACTATAAATAGGTTCATGGTAGTTTACTCCATACGAGTCCATATAGGCTTTTTGCACCATAAAAACGACTTTTGGGGCAAAGGAGAAAGTTAGTTTGTTCGGGCTACTCTCACCCCACGTCCCCGTCCCAGTGTACTTACCATAAGCGACTTGAATTGGTGGACTTGTAAAATTCTTATAAGGGATACCAATATACTCATATTCATATCCACTCACTATTCCACTCTTCGGGTGTGCGTTCGAGTCAGCAGAGAAAAGGTATTCCCACTCACCGATGGTTCCAGCGGTATTTATTCTTCTTCTTCTCCACCAATGGAGGTTATACTTTCCTAGAAACGCAAACACATCGTTGGGGATAGCAGACTCTAGCAACCCATACATTTTAGCAACGGAGTCTTGAAGTAGGTTGGCTTTATTTAACGGTGTCCCTTCTTGAGTCGGTTCGTCTGCACGAACCATTTCATAGGTGTTCTCTTGTCCCAATACAGGGATCAATTTCACCCGTCCTGGATAAGTTGGAACTCTGTCTTGCATACTCAGACCTCCCCACACTCTACTTCTCCGCTGTAAAACCAGGCAGAGGGCATATTTTTCAGTAATTTATCAATGTCTACCAGAATCTTCTCGATATTATTGGCTTTAATATGGTCCAACAGTTCCATACTATCCGGCTTATCCGGCGTGGAGGGCAGGACTGCGATCACGCGCCTCAGGGCCTCCAAATTGGCAATATACTGAGCCATTTGCTCCGCAGTTGGGTAATACTCCTCTGTCCACTCATACGGATCTACCTCCGGTCGGATCACCTCTACCCCTGCCGCAAACGCCCCGGACCCAGCGTTTTTATAAAACCGTGCCCCCACTATGTCATATAAGCCAATCGCTCCAGCCGGATCCTTACACGGAACCAGATCACGCACCAAGTGTGTTTGCTCATAGATCTTACAGGCATACAGTGTCATGCTCGTGTGCTCCTGAGCGGCGGAGGAACGGTCATTGCAAAAGAGGTACAACGGATATGCCAACTCAAATATAGCCTCACCAAGGGTCAATACCTTGGCCCCATCCAGAGAGATCGAGTTCCGGTTGAAATCCACTGTATGCGCCCCACCGTCGTTAAGCCCGGTAAAACTTCCATTTTTTGTACCATAGTGGGCAAAGTTGACGCCCAGAGCAAACCCGTTCGCTGACCACCCCACATCTGCTCCAAATACAGTCTTGCTTCCGGATTGACTTGTGGACATCCGCAGCTCCACCCGTGTATTGCTGGTTGGGTTGACCCCGGTGTTGATGTATTGGATGCCGGAGCTTGTGATGGACTCCAGCTCCGTATATCCCTCCGGGATCCTCGCGGCCTCTTGCCCAACAGCTTTTATCCTCTGATAGCCTGCTGTGCTATACCCGAGGACCGAAAACTGATTGGCCAGCGCATCCATAGCCTGTGTAACACGGTTGAGATCTGCGGCCTGATAGGTTCCCTTGTCGTTCCGTGCCTCCACATCCGCCTGGGTCCGATCTGTCACCAGAGAACTAAAATCAAAACTCATGCGCCCTCCTTGTCCCAATAGATCACGACGCAGCCGGATACTCCGGCCTGCCCCGCCGTGCCCTCTCCAGGATAGTTGTCGATCTCCCAGTGTGAGCCGACCGGATTCCCTTCAGAATCGTAGCTTGGCTCTTTATGGCGGTTGCCCTTGATCCCACCCAGGCCCTTTGCACCACCATCTCCAGAGCCAGGGACAGGCTTTTGGACTCCAGTCCGCGCAAAACTGTCGCCGCTTGCAATGTCCGTATAGCCAAACGGGAAACGGCTGCCATTTGCGCTGCTGTATTGTCCAAAAACAGAGTTGTCCCCGATCTGGACGCTGAACGACTGCTGCGGATTGATGGATACCGTCCCGGCCCAGACAAGCCCTCCGATGCCATCCACTCCATCCACTCCGGCCTCATCCCATGTGCCGTCCGTTCCGGCTGTCCCATCCTCACCTTTGCCCACAAGTATGAGCCGCAGCGCAGTGACGCCCGCCGGGGCTGTCCAGGATCCGCTCTTGGTGATCACAGCCCGCGCCTGGAAGAGGAAGGACCCGTCCGCCTGGAGCAGCCGGCTCTGGCAGCCCTGGAGCGCCCCGTCCTGGATCTTGAAGGTCTGCATCATCCGCCGGGCGGTGGTGGCCTGACTCTCATCCAGCCAGATGGTGTCCACGTCCCCGATCTCCCCGGATGGATCGCCCCGGCCTGTGGTCTCGATCAGGTTTCCGCCGTAGCAGCTGAGGATCAGCCGCGCCGCGGTCAGGGCCTGGGCAGAGGTGTGGATGAATGGGTTCTCAATATTGATGGTCTTTTCACTGCTGGTGCTGTTGCCGCTGACCACATATTGAGTTCCATCCGCAAGGGTAAAGATAAGGGACGCCACACTCTTGTTGGCTTTCATGGTTGGGTAGTCAGCGAGCGCGGTCAAAAGCGTTTTGTTCCCCTGGTTCCATAGAGGCTCCGCTGTCAGGTATCCTGTCTCAGCATCCGCACGGGGGAAAGTGCCGGTCACCATACAGGCCCACCGCAGAATGTCCCCGCACTTCTTTCCGGTCACCGCCAGCTTATCCTTTGCTTTTACTGGCTTTTTGGCATAGTCTGGATCAACGTGGTAGCGGCTCTTGAAATTATCCCCAAGTTGGGCCGCCACAGAGGAGATCCAGCCTTCCAGGGTAGTTGGCAGGGTCGTTGGCGGAAGATAAGTGCGTTCTGCCACCAGCCCTACAATATCCACCAGCGACCAGTCAATAGACATATCATTGTTGGAGGTTTTCCAGCCGTCGCCGTACTGGTAGTACACTCCAACCTTTTTGTACTCCACTCCGCTGGAAGGCAGTTCGACACCGATCAGCGTTTCAATGCCCTGTCTGTCCTCGATGGAGGCAAATAGCCCATCTTTCTTCCGCGGCTCAAACCGCTTGTCAATGTTATTTAAAGATAGGCTCATTGTTCCATACGGCAGTGTAATGCAGGAAAAATCGGTCTGCTGTGTGGCGTTGAACTCCACCAACATTTTCTCTGTCCACTCCTCATACACGCCGGGTAATATCTCAGCCACCCGCATCCGGCGGCCCGGAAGACTCCACTTGCTCACCGTTACTCGGATAGCGTCCGGGTTATTGACTGTGAAGCCGCTCAGGCTGACTGTCCGAGTCCTGTTCCCGGTGAACTCCTTTGAGTAGTAGGCCGTTCCACCCTGTTTGACCTCTATGGTGAAAGTATCCGGAACCCCATCCCAATCGTCACCCGGAAAGTAGACAGAACAGGCCTGGAGGATGGATAAATTAGAGAACCGCTCCTCCACCCACACAGCTGCGGGAAAACCCCCATCTGATCCGGAGAGCACATCCCCCACAAATCCAACCTGATCCGCCGCCCCCTCCGCTGGGATCAGGCTGAACTTTCCGTTGAGAACCCACCTGTGGGGCTCCAGGGTGGCGTATGGTGTTAGATCCATAACTCGGTCATACAGTTGGGCCGAATTTGAAAAGCCCGCAGAACCGCTGCTTTCCACACCGGAAAAGACCATGTCCGGGTCGCTGATGTCCACCACAGCCTTGAGGTGAGTCCGTCGGGAAGTGCCCACAATCGCAGCCCTGTACCCCTCTGTTGCGTTAATCATGGGGATCCACCTCTCTCAGAGAGACCGTAAACCCACCCCACACAGGGACGGTGGCCCCTTTATCATCCCGACTCCAATAAAACCTTGGCCGTGTGTACGCTGTCACGAAAAATGTGGAAGTCAGCATCTTATTTTCGTCCGGAATCAGGAAGTTGCAGACGATAGGTTCACGGCTTCCCTTTTTGCAGGCAGAGATCACGCGGTCCTTGTCTGTGTCATTGAAATATCCGTACTGATAATCAATGACCCATACATCTCCCCGCAGCTCTTTGACCATGTTTCCAGCAATCATTAACAGGTTTCGGCTCAGCGGCTCCTCGTCCACCACATACGACTCACGGCGGGTCTCAGGAAGGACAACAGATGCGCCTCCAGAATCTAATATCAGTTGCGTCATACCATTGCCTCCTTACGCCAACTGGGGGTCCGCAATAGGCGTTCCCGTAGCGGAACCTGCCTTGATGAGATAGGGCAGCTGCCAGGTGGCAAACTTTGTGCCGTCCGGCAGAGTGAGGTTGACCGTTAACCCATCGGCAAACCCAGCGTCTGACCCCGCCGCCATACTGTTGATGATACCGGCAGAGGACATTCCAAGCCCGGAGGAGGCGAAATCCACCGATGCTGCGCCGAAGTCCAGGCCGCGGGTGATGCCATCCCGGACACGTCCGAAGGAATCCTCCCAGCCATCGCCCAGCCCCAGGGCCATGTTTTTCCCGATGCCCGCAAATACCCGGGACGGAGAGTGGATACCGAGCAGGTCTTTTGCGCCATCAACGATCCCACCAAGGAAGTCTCCAATTTTCTCCGCGATCCAGGAACCCATGCTCTTGATTCCATCCCACAGGCCCATCACAATGTTTTTCCCGATCTCGAACACACCAGAAACCGCCGAACTAAAGCCACTCAAAATTGCGGCCACCACTTGGGGAAGGACGGAGACCAGATCCGGGATAGCGCTCAAAATGCCGTCAGCCAGTTTGATGAGAAGATCAAATCCAGATCGGATGATTTTCGGGTAGTTGTTCGATAGCGTTGTTGTGATGCTTTTGATGATCTCCGGCAGCCGCGCCACCATGTCGGGAATCCCGGCGATGATGCCGTCCACAAAGTTGAACAGCAGATCCATGCCCTTGTCCAGGATGACCGGCAAATTGACTGTGATAAACGTCTCGAAAGACTCAAAGATAAGTGGAAGCTGCTCCAGCAGCTGTGGGATTCCAGCGATGATTCCGTTTGCCAGTTCCGTCAGCATCTCCACGCCTTTGTCCAGCACGGCTGGAAGCTGCTCCGTAATAAAGCCAAGGAACCCATCTATGGCCGCTGGCAGCTGCGCCACCATCTGAGGTACGCCGGACTGGATCCCGCTGCCAAACATGGTCAAAAGCTGCTGACCAGCCGCCAGGATAGCTGGGAGGTTGGCAGAGATGGCAGATGCCAGCGCCGACACAATCTGCGGCACCGCAGCCACCAGGTCAGGCAGGGCGGTGATAAGCCCGGTCACCAGGCCGACCAGCAACTGTGCACCAGCGCTGACCATAGCGGGCAGCACCGTGCTGATGAGTGCTGGCAGCTCCTGGGCGATCATGGGCGCAATGGCAGTTACCAGCTCGCCTATGCCGCTGAGTATCTGCTGTACGCGCGGGATGACATTCTGACCTACGACCTTAACGCTGGACACAAAGTTGTCAACATATACGCCAATGTCCCATCCATCTGCCGCTATGGCAGTCACAAGATTTTGCCATGCGCCCTTCATGCTGGCTACGGAACCCTGAATAGTCGTGCTGGCTTCTCTTGCAGTTGTGCCAGTGATGCCCATCTCTGTCTGCACCACATGGATGGCGTCTACGATGTCGGCATAACTGGAGAGGTCATATTTAACGCCGGATAGCTTTTCGGCGTCCTTCAAGAGTCGCTGCATCTCCTCCTTAGTGCCACCGTACCCGAGCTTGAGGTTGTCCAGCATGGTATAGTTCTGTTTGGCAAAGCCCTGATAGGCGTTCTGGATCATTTCCATGCTGGTGCCCATCTTATTGGCGTTGTCGGCCATGTCAGTAATGGCCTGGTCTGCCTTTTGCGCTGCCGCTTCCGTGTCTCCCTCTAGACTTTGGAGCAAAGACGCAGAGAAGCTGGTCACTGTATTCATGTACTCATTGGCGCTCATGCCGGCAGTCTCATAGGCTTTATCAGCATATTGCTGTACCTTATCCGACGCAGCCTTGAAGAGCGTGTCCACACCGCCCACCAGCTGCTCATATTCTGCGTACTGGTCGATTGATGTCTTTGTCAGAGCAGCCACGCCGGTGGCCGCAGCGGTCAGGGCAGCAGCACCCACCTTGGCCGCCGTGGCAAGGCCGCTTTTCAGTTTGGATGCAAAGTCGGATGCCTTACTGGAGGCATCGTCCAGACTCTTTTCGTAGCCACTGGTGTCCATCGTGATTTTTGCATACAGGTCAAGCAGATTCATCCGGGTCACCTCCGATCTGGCCCAGCTTGGCCTTCATCTGCGCTATGATCTCCTCCCCTGTCCGGGTCTCCTCAGGGGACGGGTCAATGATTTCGATGTACCGGGTCTTAATGTAACCGCCACCAGCGTACTTGGCGGTGTTCTCCGCAACCGCTTTCAACGCATCAGTCACATACACCCGGTATGCCGTGTCCTTCTGCTCATGCAGCCATCTGGAAGCGGCATACCGGGCAAATGCCTTTACGCTGAGGGGGCCTCGGTATTCTCCGGCGCAGAGCCAGAGGAGGTCTCGCCCTGCGCGGAGATAAAAAGCTCAGCGAACGCCTCATCCGTCAGCAAGTCGGTGGCGTCCTTGAACAGCTTGACCAGGTTGAGCGCACCTTGGTATTGCTCCTTGGGCACGCCCTCGATGGCGGCCAGGATGTCAATGATGTCGCCTTTGTGCTTTTTCAGCAGCACGGGCAGCGACTTCCGCGCCCGGGCCAGAAGGAACTTCTTCGGCTCCATGCCCTCCGGCAGCTTCTCCCGCCAAAACATGGACATCGCCGCGTCATCCTCCGCAATATTGCAGATGGGATCAATGACTTCGGCAATGACTTCCAGGGTGCGGTCGCCCTTGATGTCAGACAGTCTCATGGGTTACCCCCTCAACCCGCACCAGGCAGTGGTGCGGTGAAACTATAAAACTCCATGGGCATGACATCCTGAGCCTCGATGGACACGTGGCCGGTCAGTTCCACGGAGACCTGACCCTTTCCGTTTTTGGTGGTCTTGAGGGTGAACCCTCCGGTGGAGAGAGCGTTTTTCAGGCAGGCGGCCACGGCACCGCCGTCGGCCCGGTCGCCAGCCCACCAGATGTCCTTAAAATCCTCCTGCTTCAAATCCCGGTTGGGGGTAACCTTGCTGGTTTCCACCGTGGCAGCGCCCAGGGCCAGCTTGATGCTCTCAGGAGAGGTGCCCAGAGCTGTGAAGGACATCTTACAGTCCCAGCCGTCCAGGTGCTTCAACTCCTTGGTGTTGGTGGGGCAGTTGTCCACATCCTCGCCCATGTCGGAGTAGGTGGGCACGCAGCTGATGTTGATGCCGCCAGTAGTGGCACAGATGATGTCCTCATCCGCTGGGGCAGCCACCTTGGCCGGGTCAAACTTATTCAGCAGAACACCGGCGTCAAGCTGTAACTCGGAAAAGGTGTCCTGCGGGATTTTCGTAAAGATTCCCATGGTATCGCTCCTTTCAGTTCAAAGTCAGGTATTCGGCGGTCAGGTTGATGTACCGCCGCTTGATGTTGTTGTCTTCCTCATATTTTAGGCTCTGGCAGAAGGGAGACCCCCGTTTGAGCCAGATGTACCCGCCGTCACAGGGGATGGTCACGCCGCCGTAGCCAATGCGCCGGGAGAACTCCTGGGCTTTCTTGTCGGGTACCGCCTCGCTGGTGGTGTGGAACCACAGGTTGACGGTCATGCTCACCTCACCGCCGCCCCAAGCGTCCTCGATGTACTCATAGGTGCCGTAAGGGAATACCACGTCATCAGAGACAGAGGAGGCCCGGTAAAACGGCATGAACTCATTGAGCCAGGCATACAGGGCTTTGTTTTTGGTCATGTCGGCAGCTCCTTCCGCTCCGCCGTGAAGAATTTCAGGGCGAAACTGGCGGACTTTGGGGCCACCTTCTCCTCCGGATCAGAGGTCACCCGGTAGGTCTGGCCGGTGGTCTTGTCTCGGAAGTAATCGTTGTAGTCGATGGGGAAATCGGAGCGCACCAGCGCGGAATACACGCTGGTCACGCCCTCCTTCTCTGCCCTCCGGGCCTCCATGGAGGTGTCCAGGGCCTGATAATTGACAAACTCCGCACCCTCGGCCCACTCCACAAAGTAGCCTCCGGCCCCGTCCGGTCTCCGGGTCTTTTCCAGCACTACGCAGGTCCGGGCAAAATCATCTAACAGGCTCACGCGCTCACCTCCAGCACGGTTTTCGGGGCGTGGGCGGCGTCCCCTTGGGGTTCGGAGCCACCATGGAAGTGTCCCGCAGTTTGCGATAGGGGGCCAGCTGGGCGGCAAAGGCGTCCTGCCAGCCCACCGATGCGCCCTTGGCGTTGGTAGCCCGGGTATAGCTGTACCCGCCGAAGCTCTCGCTGGTGTACGCCCCCGGCTGGTTCTTTGCGGCCCACGCCTTGATCTCCTCTGCCAGGGTAACCACAGACTTGGGGACCGCCAGCGCCCAAACAGCTCCGGTAAAGGTCTCGTCCGCCAGGTCCGTGGCCTGGTGCTGGTGCAGCCCATCGTTGAACACGCTGCCCACGATGCGGAAATACTGGCCCTCCGCCAGATTCGGAAGCACCAGCTTCCCACCGGTCACCGTAAAGGTCCCGGCGTACATCTCCCGGGCGAACCAGTTATTCAGATGTGTCAGTACGGCTTCGAGCACGGCTTTTCACCACCTTTGCAGGTTCGGCCTGTACGGCTGCGCTGCTGACGCCCGGCCCCCCACTGGCCCGGGTGTCCAGACCAGCAGGAGCAGCGGGCGCAGGCTCACTCAACAGCGCGTTTAAGGGCCCGGCTCTGTGATGGTGGTCTTGACCACACCGTCCAGGCGCTCAGCAAACAGGGTCATGCCGTTCACCACAGTGTCGCTGGCGGTCATGTTGGTGTAGTCGGGCTCCTCGTGGATGCCGATGTAGCCGGTCTCGTCGCTGGTGAAGGAGAACGCCTCGTTCAGGTCAGCGCCGTTGACGGGCACATAGTAGAGGACCAGGTTGTCTTGGGCGGTGGAGTAAATGGTGCCCTTGGGCACGCTGGAGTTCATGAACACCTTGCCCATACCCAAAAAGTCCTCGATATAGGTCATGCCGAAGGCAGTCTGGGTGGTGATGGTGGCGGTAGCCAGGTAGTCGGCAATGTCCAAGGGGTTGATGAAGTGGACGGCCTGGATGTCGTCGTCTTCAAACAGGGTCTGAAGCTTGCCCCAGGTCTGGGCCAGAGCCGCCTGGAGGCCCGCGCCGGTGGCGGTACCAGTGCCGGTACCCAGGAAGGTGAAGAAGTCCTTGCGGATGGCCTTCTGCACATCCTTGAGCATACGGTCGGTGGTCATGCCCACGGCCTGGTCATAGCCACGCTCAATGATTGCCTCGGCAGAGGTGGCCTTGCGCCACTTCTTGAGGGAGATCTCGCCGTAATTCACGGCCTCGGTGGTGTACTTGCTCAGGGGGATGGTCTCGCCCTCGGCAACAGCGCCGTCCTCCAGGGTTCCGGTGGCCTTATAGGTCTTGAGCACGGTGCCCGCCTGCTTGGCCACCTTCCGGGTCACGCCCAGGGCCTCGGTCAGCTTGCGCAGGCTCTCGGTAAACATCAGGGTGAAGTCGATCTCCCGCACACGGGCGAGGTCGGCTTTCTTAATCAGCTTGGGGTCAACTGCCATGATTCACTCATCCTTTCTCAAACAGTTCCATGTTGTCTCGGATGGCAGCACGGCGCTCCACGGGATCCTGGATCTTCACGATCTCCTCCCGGGTCATCTTGCCGCCGCCATTCTTGGGGGGCGTCTGGGTTTTCAGCCCCTCCGTGGTCGTAGTGGAGACCAGCTTTGCAAAGGCCCCGCCCACCAGGGCGTCCAGCGCGGCGGCGTCCTTGATTTTGCCGCCGTCCAGTTCCAGCTTCTCGATGGCCTCGCCGCTGCCCATCATGGCGATGGTGAGGTTGTCGCCGGTGATGCCCTTGCTCTCGTAGTAGGCCTTGACAGCCGCTTCCTTGGCCGCGCGGGTCTCCTTTTTGGCGATGTCGGACTTATAGGCTTCAAAGTCCGAGTGTTCCTTCTCGTACTTTTCTTTGTAGCCGTCGTCGCCCTTCTCTTTCAGGTCATCCAATTCCTGCTGGACGGTGGGCAGCTTATCAGCGTCGGCCTTGTAGACCTTCACCTGTTCCTTCAAGCCGTCCACGGTGTCGGTGTGTGCTTCGATGATGGTGTCCACCTGTTCGTCGGTGAGGCCCATGCCCTTCAAAAGTTTGCGTGTAAGTGCCATTTCAGTCTCCTTTTCTTCGGCCCCGGTACTTCGGGGGCGACTGTGATATAAAAACCGCTGTGCTTTGCGGGATTTATCCTTCGATTACGTGAACGCCATACTCTTTCGCGCACAAATTTTCAATCTTGCAGCCTCTTGCCTTGTCCCAGCCGGGAGCAAAATAGGCCACATCAGCGGTGGCCAGCAGTTTCAGGCTTTCACCCAAATACCACAGCGGGGTTGCGTCTACCGGTGCATCTTGAAAGAAACTATCGATAACCTCGATTTCATCCTTTACAGAATCCTTTGCGGCCTGGATAGCATTGCTCCGCTCGGCCAGAATTTCAGCATCGGTCTTGCCTCTCATTGGTTGGGAAATAAACAGTTTTTTCATGAAATTACCTCCAATTCTTTGAAACAAAAAAGAGCCAACCACCGAGAAATCCTCGGTAGCTGGCTCCTATTGCCCTTTCCTGCGCCCAATTACGCAGGAGTCGTATATTTGATTGTCTTTTTGACCTCCAGGACAACGTACCCGTCGCCCTTCCGGCGGATCTCGGCGTCGTTGCCCCGCTTAATGATGGCCTCAACGGCCTGAATGGTCTTATCGTCCATGTAATTCATCCTCAATGATAGTCCGGTAGGTCTGAGCGTTGTCGGCAACCGCCGGTTTCAGATATGGACTTGCTGGATTGCCCTTCGTCCAGTGCCATTTGCCATTGGCGTCCTGGTACTTCCACGGGGTAGGCCGTCCGCCAGGATAATACTGACCGGTGCCCAGCTCCACGTAAGCGCCGTATTCGCTGTTGGTACCAATATACACCGCCGGTTCTGCCGGGTCCACCTTGTGGGTGATGCTGTTGCGGAGGTTGCCTGTGTCTACCCGTACCAGCCGCTTGGCGTACCCCTCAGCCACCAGTCCGCACTTCTCCAGCGCCCGCCCTGCGGCCTCCTGGAGAGCGGCAAGGACTTCGGCGGAGTGGTCATAGATGTCTACTCTCATCTCTGCAAGCATCCCTCCCCGCGCTTTTGCTTTTCCCATTGGGCAAAGGTCATATTAGGCAGAGGTCCATACTCATCCCGCCGCAGCGCGTCCGAGGTATCCACTCCATCCACCGCTGCCACCAGAGTGCACCGGCAGTTATAGACCAGATGCCCCGCCGCCGTCGAGTCCCCGGGGTATCGTATCTCCTCCCCATCCACCTTGAACGGCTTATCCACATCGGCCTGCTGCCCGTCCAGCATAGCGTGAGCGTGGCGGGTGCGGTTGTCCAAAGTGGCAAGCCACTCCTTTTTCATGCGGATACCCATTTTTTCGGCGGCGTGGTAGCTATCCATTCTCCCGGCATTCTGCGCCCCGGTGACCGCCGTCCGCGCCGTCCGTATAGCGCTGGCCCGGTTCATCTCCGGGATGCGGGTTTGCAGGTCGTCCGCCATCCCCTTTATGCTCCGCCCTTGGAGAATGGAGCTGGTGACACTGGCCGTGATCTGCTTTTTCCCCCAGGCAAGGTCGATTCCCCGGCGCAGCGCCCGCTTGGGCGGGTAGTAGGGCATCAGGCCCGGTTGCTCCACGATCAGTCGCTTCACCGTCTGCTCGTCCCACAGGTCAAAACCCACGTCCCCGGTTGCCTGCTCTATGGTGTATGCCGCGTAGTTCCGGTTCAATGAGTAGATCCCCGGTGTAGCATCGTTGACATAGGCGGTGGCCGTTTCGTTGGCCTTGGTCATCCGCTCCGCCACCTTGTCCCGCAGCGCCTTGAACCGCTCACCCCGCCCGATCTGGGCCAATCTCCAGTTAATATAGTCCTGCTCTGTCCACTCCCGCCCGTTCTGGATGGTTCCGATGAGTTTCTTCATCTCCTCATCCCGCTTGCGGAAACTCTCGAAGTAGGCCTTCACGGTCTCGTCCAGGCTGCCCCGTGCTTCCTGGTAGATGGCGGATATGCGCCGTTCCAGCTCAGCAAGCTCCTTATCAGTCGCCCGGTGGGCGTAATCAGGCTTCCTCGCCATCCTCCGTCACCTCCGGCCCCCGAAAGAGCGTGCGGTCGATCTCCTCCGCCGCCCGGCGTTTCAGCAGCTCCTCCGCCTCCTCCGGGGTCATCCAGGGAAGATGCTTGATAACCGCCTCATCGTCCAGGTAGTTGGCGGCGGCAAGGACCATCTGAGTCTCCTCCAGCTGGTTGGCGATTCGGTTCCACTGGAAAGACGGCTCGTCCTCGATGCCCACCAGATTCAGCAGATTGCCGATAAAGTCCCGGATGTGGTACTCGAAGTCCCCACACTTGTCGTCTTGGCTCTGATAGCCGATGCGGATGGCGGTGGCCGTCAGGTTTCCGGAAAGCATCTTCTCCAGGTCCACCAGCTGGAAGTCCTCATAGAGGTCACTTCGCAGGCGGGCAAGCATGGCCTCCCGGGCCTCATACGGAATATCTAGCGTGTGGGCCTCCGCCCCGCCGCCGTCGTCCGAGTCCACCGCAGACGCCCGCAGCGTCCGCAGCCGGTCCATGAACTGGGCAATCTCTGTGTCATCCATGCCTCCGGCATTTTTGAGGGTCCAGTACACCGAGGAATTGTCCTCGATAACGTTGGCAAGGCCGGACTTGATGAAGTCATAGCAGTCGATACTTTCCCGGATACCCACAAACTCAGACTGGTGCAGGTCGTTGGCGTACATGGGGATAATGGGCAGGGAAGCGTAGTTCCCACCGCCCTCGATGGTCTCAGTGCCCAGCCCGTCCCGGCGCACGTCCCGGAGATAGGGCCGTTTCTCCTGGATGACCTGCAAGTCCTCACCCTTGCGCTGGATGTACTCTGTCGCGCCGTCCGGCTCATACAGGGTGTACCGTTTGGTCTGCCCCTCCGCAGCCCCCCAGTACCGCACACCAGCCGCCAGAGCGCCGTTGTCGCCGTCGTAGAGCGGGGCAAAGCCTGCCTCGTTGCAGGTGTCCGCAAAGCCGAAGACCTCCAGGTGGTCCCGGTTCCAAAAGCCGTAGGCCACGCCGTCCACCATTGCCTTTTTCGCCAGCTTCTGGAGCTGGCTGTCAAAGGTGCCGCCCAGTTTCTTTTTCGTCTCCTGGTTCTCAAAGGTCACGCCGTTGGACAAAACATACTGGGTCTGCTGGATGACGAACCGCCGGAAGAAGAGGGTTTTCAGCCGGAAGTTGCTGCTGTAAAGGTCGGGATACGCCTGCCCGGTCGCCGTGTAGAGCATCTTCTGAAAGCGCTCGATGGTGGTGTTCCGCTTGGCGTAGTATTCCTCCGCAGCGGCGGCGATCCGGTAGTCTGCGCTGCCCAGGTGGTCCCTGACGGCGGACCGAACGAATTCCATCCGCTCCCGCTCGTTGTCCCCCAGGGCAGTCAGGTCCTGATAGGTTTTCAATCTCTCACCTCCGCTTGTACAGCGGCACATACTCCGGCTTCCCGGCCTTGTGCCTTAAAATCGTCTGACAAAAATATCTGATGTCGTCCATGGCGTGGTCGTTTTCTTTGATGGGCTTGTCCTCTGTGGACTTCTCATCCCATCGGTACAGGCCAAACTCCCGGATAGCGTCCTCGCAGGAACGGTGTATTTTCACCGTCCCATCCCGCAGCATCCGTGCTGTAGTCATGATGCCGGGAACCACCTCGTTGTGGGCCTTCCGCACTTTGAAGCGCCCGTGCCGCCGGATGGTCTCGATGAACGACGCCGCCGACGGGTCCACCACCACCGCTCGAACAGCCAAATCACCGGCCAGGGCTTCCAGCTCAGTGTAATACTCCTCGTTGGTCTTGTTCCTCTGGCTCTCCCGCCCGGAGTAGTAATACTCTCGGATCCTGGTGGCGGTCTTTCCGTCCCAACACCACAGGCCAGCGGAGAACGGGTTCAGCGTACCGTAGTCGCAGGAGATGTAATACTCACCCTTGTCGGGCTCCTCGTCCACAATCTGCTCCTCACCAAAGAAGTCATAGACCAGGCCCTCTGCCAGCACCCACAGGCCACGGATGTACCGGTCGTAGAATACGCCAGTGAACATAGTCTGATAGCGCTCGATGGTCTTGGCGCTCAGGCCGGGGTTGTCCGTCATCTCGAAGTGCAGGTACAGGGCGTTTCGCTCCTTGTGCCGCTTGATCCACTCCAAATAAAACCAATGCTGCGGACTCTCTGGGTTGCAGGAGAACCACAGTTTGGCTCCATCCACAGAGCAGCGGGTCAACGCCTGCTCCACGAAACTGCGGGGCATCAGCGCCACCTCATCCAACAGCACCCCGGCCAGCGTCCGGCCCTGGATTAGCGCGAAACTGCTCTCGTCCTTTCCTCCGAACACCTCGAAGTAGTTGGTCACAGCCCCCCGCCGGACCTCCAGCACCTTGTCCGCCCGCCGCCAGCGCATGGTGTAACGCTCTTTGGCAAGGGACATGGAGATGAAGGGCACCACGATATTTTTTGAGGCGCTGTCCACAGTCTTGCCGCAGATGCCGAACCGCTGGCCGCTGAACTGCCTCATCGCCCAGTCTACGAATGCCCACATCATGATGGAGGTCTTACCGGAACGGACGGCCCCGTCGCAGATTAGGGCGTCGTACTTGGAGTATGGAAAAGCAAGGATTTTTCTTTGTTTGGGGCTAATCATCGTTCTCCATCTCCTCCGCCAATTCTCTCAGGCTCTGGCTGAGCCCGTCCTCTTTTGCCTCATCCTTCGGCGCTCCAAATGTTCCGTTGAGCATTCCGAGGTGCTTTGCGACACTATCCAGCGCTCCCAGTTTGTTCGTGATTTTATATTTTTTGGTGTATGAGGTAACTCCCGTGTCTGGATCAACCTCTTTTATGACCTCCAGGCCGGCAACCGCAGCCGCGGTATCGTCATCCAGTTCTGAAATATTCAGCGGGTTGCCATCTGCATCAAACATCTTCCTAGGGTCAAAGAACGCGATCCTTGCATATTCCTCCAGAACGCGGTCTTGTGTAATCTCCGTCCTTTTGCTTCTGGCCGCTTTCGCCGCCTGTATTGCTTCCGAAACACAAGTTTTCCCAAGCAGTTCTGGCCCAATTCTGTCAGCGGTCTTTTTGCTGTACCCTGCCCGAATAGCCGCCTGTGTCGCGTTCAGGTCTATTAAGTATTCCGCAACAAAGCGTTGTTGCCTATCCGTCAACCGTGCAGCCATGTCACCACCCCATCATTTTATCCCCAGGTCCCACCCTCCCATCTTTTCAGTGAGACGGGCTCACCCATGATTCATTTGGCGCCGCATGGAGGTCGCGGCCCTCCGGCCCGGATCCTGGGCTGGTTCTTACCTGCGGCATATATGCCGCCCCTTTGTGCGGGTTGGGGCGGCTATTGGTTAGGAGGGCCCGTTTTTTGCCACGGAGCCGGGCAGAAGAAAGAAGGGAGTGGGTATCTCTACCCACCCCCATTTTCTCATGTATTTTAAGGCTCGTCCCCTATATCTAGGATTTTCAAAAATTTTTTTGATTTTTTTCGGGCAGGAATCGTATGAATGCCTCTTCTGTCTCAAACTGTGCTCCACACGCTGAACATCTCCTCCGGCGGACAATTTTCCCTTCCGGCGTTTCCCGCGTATCATACACATAGCTATCCTCTCCGCAAACCGGGCACATTCGGGCCGCTCGTTCTATATCCAGCATCTCTTCCCCCTCCAATCTTCTCGCGTCTCTTCTTTCCCTCTCGGGACCGGCAGCCTCCCTCATCCCGCTCCCGCATTTTCCCCCGGATCAGCAGATAGTGGCAGGCTCTTTCCGTCCCTTCCCCACACGCCCCCAGGGACTTGTAATACACGCATCCCTCGCACTGCTTACCCATACCGCTCACTCCTGTCTACGTAGTATGGGCCAACCACCTGCTTCAGCCGCTCCTCAAATTTTGCAATGGTGTACTCCATGTCCCTGGTGTCTGCCTCCACCATGTCCGCCGTCTCGTTCACCGCGGCGTTCAGGGCGTCCATAAACTTCTTGCAACGCTCTGGACCGAACCCAAACGCATCGTTCAATGCTATCGCCGCGAAATCCACCATCTCCTGCCGGGTCACATGGCGCGTCACCTCCAGTTCGATCTGGTGCTTCCGGTGCAGCTTGTCCAGCATCCCGCTCATGTCACGCCCCCCCTGGTCCGCCTGTCCCACCGCTCCAGCTTCTCTGCCTGGATCCGCGACACATGGGCCCGGTCCACAAAGCTGATAGCCTCCAAAGCCTCCACGCAGTTGAGCACGTCGGCCACCTCCTCGTTGATGAGGGCCCGTGCCTCGCCCTGCGTCAGCGGTGTGGTGCCCACCAGGGCCCTGCGCATCTTGAGCACTGCCTGGGCCAGCTCAGAGCACTCCTCCGCGCACTGGCATAGGATCTCCTCCGGCCCCATCTGCTCCGCGATCCTGCGGAGCGTATTATTTTCTCTCATCTAATCCTCCATATTGATCGGCGTTCCCACCGTCCCCACGCTCTCGCCGCTCCCTGTTGCCCGGAAGAACTCCCCGGGCATGGGGAACATCCACCGGAACATCAGATAGTTGGCCGCGTCCACCAGGTGTTCAGTGTTGTGGTCCCGGCAGAACGCATCCAGGCACAGCTGGGCCGTCTCCAGGGCGTCCACCCGCCCCTCGCCAAAATCTTGCGGGCTGGGCCGTATTTGTGATACGACACCTCCACACGGTTCCTGCGCAGCCGGTCAAACTCCTCGCTGTAATCGTTGTTGGCGCTCATTGGAAAACTCCTCTCTCAGCGCCTCCGCGCTGTCAAAATATTGTGTGCTGTACATCCCAGGCCGCCACCGCTCCAGCCGGATCAGGTAGGGCACGGACCAGGCCCGGGAGGCGGGACAGGTGCTCACCCGCACCCGCAACGCCCCCAGCGTCCGCTCGATCTCCATCTCACCGCAGCGGCGGTGGGCCCGGGCGATGGTCTCCAGATCATTTGCAGTCAGCAGATTATCCATCGGCGTCCATCTTTGCCCCGCAGTTGGGGCAGTATTTGTAGTCAAAACTTGCGTGCCATGTCGCCTCTGTATACTCTCCACACTCTGAACATCTGAGATGATGAACACCACTGATATATGCGTTTATCCACTTCCCATGCCGCACCGGGGCCACATATCCGCCCAGCCGTTTTAAGGCTCTTTCACAAGTGGGACACAAATCTTGCGGTGTGGCCGTCCCAAACCACTCCCCACACGCTTTACACTCAGCCATCCCGCTCACCCAAGCTACAAAAATCGTCCAGCATCATATCTCGCTCAAAATTATTGCAAAATATGATTTCGTCACCAACACGCCCTTTATAAATGCACTCCCTGCATCGGACCACCGGTACAACATCCAGCCCAAGGTCAACATCAATGGGGCCGTGCGCCAAATGCTCGTTGCACCTCGCCATAGGAATAAAGGCGGGGATGTGGATTTTCATATCAGTCACCCTCCTCCGCTGGCTGCTGGAGCCAATTCAGCAAACCACCATTATTATCGCACTCTCCGCAATGCGGACAGTCTTGGCAATACGTTGATCCACAAATAAATTCCGCCAGCTCCTCGTCACTCATGCCCCGGATGCAGTCAGCATTGGTCATCGGGACAGCACTGCCGCAAACGTCCGGCTTGCACTTGCACATATATTGCGGAGAGCCGCTGTTGCAACAATCACCGCCATGCTCGAATTTACACTTCATTCCTCTGCCTCCTTCAGCGCCGCTTCGGCATCCTCGCGGGTCAGAAATACGGTTTTCCAAAATTGTTGGAATTTCCACCTTCGGAATGTTTTAGAACCACATTTTCCGACATAAACAGTAGACACACTGTTCCTGTTGTCGCTCGGGTACCCCACCGAAAACCCAGTAACCTCATTTTCAAACACTCGACCCAGATGGTGATTTAGGACATACACGTTGTCGCCAATCATACACGGCAGCACCACGCACCGTCCCTCCCGGTCGGCCTGCGCCAGCTCCCGGAGGCAGTCCAGGTCGTAGTCATCGCCCAGGATATCCTCAATGGATTTCAGCCGTTCCCACACCTGACGTTGGGAGCAGTCCCCGTCCTCGCAAAATGAACCGCCCGGGACAAATCGACACATGGATATGTCGCAAAATTTCCCATCAAATGTTAATCTCTTCATATCAATCCTCCATATCTAAAAAAGTCTGTAATTTACACCACCATCTTTCAGCATAGACCACAAAAATCGATCTCCAGGCCGTATCAGGCCTTCGTCCTCCAGTTGAAACCGTTCGTCATAGTCATGGACCGTTCTACCATCCGGCTTGAACGATACAGGGCTGTCCGAATCCCATTTGAGCATCATCGCCCACAGATCTGGGTGGACCTTTCTCAGCAACCGCAGCTGTCCGACGCCCTGATTGTGGCAAAACCAGCAGCCCCCCCTTCCAGACGTTTCGTATATAGGGCTTAACAGACCGCTATATTTACACCACAGACCACATAAATCTTCCTCCCATCCAAGCTCCACGAGGGGTAGTTTTATGTTTGGCCGATTGATGTGTCGTGCGATGCGCTTCGGTTCATCTGCTGCTATGCCAAGATATTGGACGCACCCATTTGTGGCCGCTGCCATTTGAGAGAGCGCATTTAGTTTCAGCTTGGCACACCAGTTTCCCTTTTGCATAGGGAAGCCCTTAATTGTACCTGCGAATTTCCCGGAGGTCATTTTTCGGTAGAAGCACTCCTCGTAGCTCACGCGTTCGCCGGCGATTCCTTCGGCGCATCTGGTGGTATAGTGCTCCACACGGATGCCGTACTCCCGCCAAATCATCTCGTCTGCGCAAACCTTAAACTCAACCATAGCGGGAGGGTCCGCCGGGATAGTCGGTGTCGCCCACAGATCAGCAGTGACAATCCGATCCAGCGGCCATCCCAAGTGCTTGATTGCGCCCAGGCAGGCCATGCTGTCTTTTCCGTAGGAAAGGGAAAGGACGTACTGGGTATTCTGTTTCTCTATCATTCTCCAATCCTCATCTGCTCCGCCCCGGTCTCCCGGATCTCCACCACCCGCGTGTCTCCGTACCGCTCCAGGCACATGGCCAGTTGCTCCTTCACGCCGATGGCCTGACCAGGCGGGGCGTCTACCCGAATCACGATGGTCAGCATTGCTCCGCCTCAACCAGTTCTCCGTCCACCAACTTGTACCAGGTATCCGCCTTTACTGTCTCACCATCCACCACAACGGTCTTCCAATGGGTGAGATCATAACTGTTCTCTTTTTCCTCCGCAATAACCAGGATCGCGCCCAATCCGCCACGGATCTTTACATCGTTGCTCCGGACTAATCCAGCCCCGTTGGCTCCAACGGTTACGCTTCCTCTCGATGTGGCCGCTCCATAGTCCCCGGCGGTGGCCGCTCCACGGTGCCCGGCGGTGGCCGCTCCGCAGTCCCCGGCGGTGGCTGCTCCGCAGTCCCCGGCGGTGGCGGCTCCACAGTACCCGGCGGTAGCGGCTCCACAGTACCCGGCGGTAGCGGCTCCACTGTCCCCGGCGGTGGCGGCTCCACTGTCCCCGGCGGTGGCGGCTCCACGGTACCCGGCGGTGGCGGCTCCACAGTACCCGGCGGTGGCGGCTCCACAGTACCCGGCGGTGGCCTGTTTGGGGTCAGTGTGCTCCGTGGTTGTATGCGCCTTAACGTAGGCAATGTGCGCCTTGACTAACCCTGGAATTCCGATCTCCGTTTTCAGCGTCAGTTCTGATGAAGCGATTTTGCTATCTTCGTTATCCTCATCCATAGTCCCCCCAGCCTCACAGACAAAATAGCGGCTTTTATTCGGTGCGAAGTATCGAAATACATCCAGTGGGGCCTTGCAGGAGTGGAATCCTCGACCACCGCAACGGACGGCTCCAGCGTCCTTGTACTCTTTACCAAGTTCATATTGGAACCTGCCATGGCACTTCATGTCCTTGTCGGTTCCTTTATATGTAATCAGCTTGCTCATATTGTCCTCCTGTTTATTGATTGAGGGCTCTCGCCCGCCGTTTATATTCCCGCAGCGTACTATCTGACTGGATCCCAGTTCTCCGCATGATCTCCCTATCTGTCATCCCAGCCCGCAGGCAGGCCGCCACCTTCTGGACGTCAAACCTCGGCTTCTGGCCCCGGCCAGCGGCATAGTCCTTCCCATCGCTCACATACAGGGGGCAGGCGGTCACATGGTACGAGGCCCCGCAGCCCCGCTTCCAGGTCGGCTCCGCCGTCCACCCGGGCACGGGCTGGAATTTGATGCGTTTAGTCTCTGGATCCCGCTCAGACCACGGGCAGCCGCCATAGCATTTAGCGCAGCTCAGGCATAGTGTGTCAGACATGGGCAGCCTCCCACACGCCGGCCTCCCGGAGCAGCGCATTCCACTCCCCGGGGCTCATTCCCCGGGCCGCAGCCTCCCGCAGCGTTGGCAGCCCACGCTCCCGCAGTTCCTGGTGCCACTCCGCCTGCCAGTCATCTAGTTCCTTCTGCTTTTTCTCCATGGCCTCTAACAGGCCATCTGGGGCGTTTTTCTCTGCCCCCTTGTCTCTTATGGGAGGGAGATATGCCGCCAGTTCCGAGGGGTCCGGAAAAAATCGGTTTTCCCGCGCTCTCTGAACCACTGCGCTCCTGACTTGCGCATAGCTCCAGGGTTTCAATATCTCTGCCCAGATTGCCAGCGTCACGTTGTCACGCGGCTTCTTTTTGCCTTGGTAGATCTGTTCCAGCAGGTCAAACGTCCTGCATACGTCCTCTTTTGTCAAATCGCACCTCTCGTTTTTGGGGCGGGGGTCCACCTTCCAGTCGCCGCTCCCTGTTCTTCTCTTAGAGCTCTTTCAGCAGCGCGCCCCCCGTTAGAAGTAGATGGTATAGTTTTTTGAGTTTTATCTTTAGAACTACCTCTCCTATCCCTATACCTATCCTATCCTATGTGTCATTCGCAGGCCGCAAATGGGCATTTGCATGACGCAGATGGGCGTTACCCACCGTTTTTGGGTATGAAAACCAAACCGACGCTCTCGTCGGCTCCCAAGAGCCAGTAATCGGCTATGACAGACCTTACCCGGCGTTTTTTCAGCGCCGGTACAAAGCTGCGCTGGATGCCCCTGCTCGTAAGTACTCCGTGCCCCTCGTACAGCATGCGGTCAAACAAGCCAATACGCAAGCACAGCCCGACGGTATCCTGTACCGCCTTTGACCCAACTCCGCCGCCGATCCGTCGTGCAACGCTGGCGGCATCATCGCAGGTCCATGGCAAAAAGTATCCATGCAGCCCGAAGGCCCTTTGGCAAAGGTAGAAGTAGATCGTAAACCCGGCCACACCCTGGCCGTCGATCAGCTTGTCTATCTTTGGATCTTCAAATACGTCCGTGGCCCAGCCGGAGAACTCAATGCCCTCCTTCGGCCGTCCGGCCATCTCATCACCCGCTTTCTACCGGCGGGGCCAGGACTCCCCAGCCCCGCCAGCCGCTGTTTTAAGTACCGAGAAATTTGTTTATGAAATACTGCTGTCCACGCCCTGTTACCTTGGGCGTTTTCTTGGTATCAGTGTGCCCGTCTGCGTGAGCCACCACGGTCTCCTTGATTTCAAACAGGCCCATCTCCATGGCCTTCTGGGTCGGCATATTATAGTCGCTCCCGTTCCGCCGGATCAGATAGCCGTTCTCTCTCAGCCAGGTGAACAGACGGTTCTGGCCCATGTCCACCCCGTTCTGCTTCAGCACCTTGGCCAGCTCTCCCACAAGGATGGAGGTCCTGGCCGCAGCCACCGCATTCGCGAACAGGACCTTGGGCCGGTCCAGCTCCCGCTGTTCCTCCAGACACCGCAGTTTTTTGTGGGCGATCTCCAGCGCCCGGGCCATGACCCTTTCCGGGCTGTTCCAATCCCGCTCCAGCGCAAGGAAATACTGGCGTGCCAGTTTACCTTTTTCATTGCGCTGTAGCATACAGATCTCCTTGGCCATGTCGATGGAGAGGGCGGCGTCCTGTGCTGGGCGTCCACCTGTCGGGGTTTTACTCAAAAATGAGTAAAAGTCCTCACCCTCCAAAAACCCATACTCACACATCCTGGAAAACCAGTCGTTAAACCTGGTTTCCACCCCCAGGAACTCATGCAGCTCTCGGGCCGAGACTGCGGGCCTCTCCCCAGAGAAGTCCACTTTAATCAATTCGTTCATTTTTTCTCCTTTTCATCGCGTACCGACTGAAGCTCGGCATAAATATTTTTCTCCAATTCGTCACTCAAATCGCAGAGATGGCGATATATGCCAAATAGCCCATCCAGGTAACATTCCGGGGATGATGACCCTTCCTCCATGGCGGTATGGATCGCCCCCAGCGCATTGACCCCACACGAAAATCTGAATTGAAGTTGCTCCACAGCAAATAGAAAGTTGGTTGCGTGATCGGTGTTCATAAGGCAGCCTCCGTTCAATGTTATAATAACATCATTATAACATCGCTTTCCTGTGTGTCAATATCAAAATGATATTATTTCAACATCAAGGTAGCTCTATCTTTTTTTGCTGTTCTGTGATATTGTTCTAATGTCAAAATAACATGGAGGTAACGCTATGAAGATCTCAGACCGTAATTACTTCAAAAAGACGGGACACACCACAGTTTTCAGCCTTCGGCTGGATGACGAAGTGTACCGCCTGATCAAAGAGGTCGCACAGGCCGAGCACCGTTCTATCAACTCTCAGCTGACAGATTTCATCGAGGGGGCTTTGATCGAGTATCTTGAGGAGCACCCAGACTGATCTGGACACTGCCCTCATAGACCTTCATCCCCATAAACATCAGATGGAGCATCACACCGTTCTGGCTGTCTCCAATCTCAGCCGCGAGCGCTCTGATTTTCTCCAACAGATGTTCCGGGACCCGGATCGTGGTGGCGACGCCGGCCGGGTTTTCTTTCGCTGCTGCCATTTTTATTGACTCCTTTCTTTGGGGCACACCGTGACCTGCACCCGATCCCCCACCACCTGCTGCACCAGGCGGCGGAACATCCACTCATTTCCGCAGGCGTCGGACAGGTGCATCAGGTACACCTCCCGCACCCGGGACTTGTCCAGCCCGGCCAGCCAGGCGCAGGCCCTGGACGCGCTCATGTGGGCGTTGGCCACCCGGCGGCGCACCTTCTCCGGAATCCGCTCCGACCGCTCCAGGGCGGCCTCGTCATAGTTGCACTCGATGGCCACCAGATCCACACCGGGGAACTGATACCCCAGGTTGACCGTGTCTGTGGCAAAGACCAGCTTGTCCCCGTCCGTCCGGCTGCGGATCAGAAAGCCCATAGGCTCCGCCGCGTCGTGGAAGGTGGGGAAGGGGAGCACGTCGAAGCTGCCCAGGGCCACCGCCTCCCTGTCCTCCAGAGGCTCCAGCTGTTCGCACCCCAGGGCCTCCGCCGTCCCGCGGCTGGCGTAGACCGGGACCCCGCTCCGGATCAGCTGCTCATAGCAGCCGGCGTGGTCCTTGTGCTCGTGAGAGATCAGACACCCGGCAATGCCGGACACGCCGAATCCGGTCAGCTTCTGGAGTTTTTTCCAGCTCACTCCGCACTCGATCAGCAGGCAGGTCGTTCCGTCCTCCACCAGATAGGCGTTCCCGTGGGAGGAGCTGGCCAATGGGATCAGCTTCAAATGGGACAACCCCCTTCGTCCTTGCAAAGTCCGCTTCGCTCCGCCTGAGCCGGGAAGTCCACCGTGTCCGTTGGCGTGTGCTCCTTCTGGTACTGGGTGGACTTCTTGATCTTCTCCTGCACCCATTCCGGCAGCGCCTGGAACACCGCGTCGTCCCATCGTTCCATGTCCCAGCAGATGGGTTCTGTGTCCGTCTTTGGCGCCGGCATCCCCTTGGGCAGAGGGATCACGCTGTCCACGTTGGCATACTCCCCGGTGTCGTTGAGCACCACGTTCAGCTGACAGGCGCGGCCAACCTGGTCAAATACCTCCAGCTCTCCAAACTGCTCATCGCTGTACTGCACTCCGTTCCAGCTGCTCAGGAATCCCCTCAGGCTGCTCTTTTTACCGACGGCGAAGGAGAAGGTACGGGAGAGCTGCCGGGGCTTCACTTCTCCATCCACCTCCACTGTCTCCCCGGACAGCTCCCAAATGAACTGAACCTCGTTGCGGTAGTTCTTGAACTTCTCGCTGTACTGCTCCCCCAGATCCACCACGCCCACGCAGGTGGCAATGTACACCCCCGGCTCCACAGGTGGGAGCTTGGGCTTCGCCCGGTCCTTAATTTTCATATTCACACCTCAGCTCTTTATCTCCCGCGCTGACCACCAGGCGGACGGTCTGGCTCCCCACCGGCAGCAGCCCGGTCACGCTCTCCGCGTTGTCAATGAACAGCGGCACCCGCATCCCATAGTGCTCCGACAGCGTCCGGATCACGTCCAGGCCGGCGTTCACTCTGGACCCGTTGTTCATGGACCGGTACGGGACCCCATCCACCGTGGCTTCACAGCAGTCGGCCAGGCCTCCGTTAACCTGCTCCTGGAACAGCTTCCACCGAACCAACCGGAACCGGCCATTGATCTGGTCCTCAATGTACCGCACCTTGCAGCGGCTGAACTCGTCACACAGGAACAACAGCTTGTCCAGCTCCTCCAGCTGCTGCCCACTCTCCCGAGCCTCCTGCCGCAGGGCCTCCATCCGCTCTTTGGCATAGTCCAACATAGCTCTCCGGCCCAGATCTCGGTCCAGTCTGTCCATCTGCTGCTGGAGTTCCGAAATGCGCCCCTCGATCTCGGTTCGGATCGCACCGTTCTCCCGGCTCAGACTATCCGCCTGACGGCGGGCCTCCTCCAGGGCGGCGGTCAGCTCCGCCTCCTGCCGGGCAAATCCGGGAAGGTCCTCCACTTCCGCAGGGGCCGGGGCTCTGTACGCCTCCAACTCCGCCCGGAGCCGGGCGATCTCGTTTTCCGCCCGGACCCCAGCCTCAATGGCGTCCTCCCGGCGGGCCTGTGCCGTGGAGCGTTCCGCCTTAACGCGATCCGCCTCCTCCACGGCCTCCGCCTGGACTCTCTTCCGGTTCGCCTCAAAGGCCGCCTGGGCGGCCTTCTGTGCCTCCTCCGGCATCCTCTGCCCGCAGGTGGGGCACACTGTTTCCTCAAAAGTCTGCTCCGCTGCTTCAGACCATCGGGCCCGGCACCGCCCGATCCGCTCCTCCAGATGCTCCATCAGGTCCTTTTCGTTCTGGGCCAGTTGTGTGCAGCGCAGCAGATCCCGCTCTGCCGCCCGGATCTCCGCCTCCAGCGCCGGCCTCCGGTCCTCCACTGGGACGATCTGGCTCTGCCGGTGCAGCCGGTTCTCATTTCGCAGTGCGGCCAGCTCGTTCTCAAGACGGGCCACATCATTCCGCTTGGAGGCCAGCAGGGTGTTGTTCTCCAGCTGGATCAGTTCCCCCCGCAGGCTGTCCCGCCGTGCGGCCACTTGGCCCCACTCCTCCTCCAGAGCGGTGAAGTCAATCCCCTCCAGCTCTGACACCGTCTTTTTGCACTCGTCCAGACGGGCCGGAACTGTATCCCTGGCTCCATTCAGCCCCCGGCGCTTGGCCTGCAGCTTTTTCTTGTAGTCCTCCAGACTCAGCCGGCCCATGGACTCCATCAGCGCCGCGAAGCGCGGCTCCCGCTCCATGATCTCCCGGTCGGAGGCCACGCCACACACCTCAAACAGGGCCTCCCGCCGTTTCCGCCAGTCCAGCCCCTCGCAGAACCAGCCCACGCTGGTCAGCATCCGCCATCGGTCCTCACCGGCCAGCTCGTCCACTTTCGCCTCAAAGGCGTACTTCTTGACAGGGACATCATCTACATAGTACTCGCTGGTGTTCCCGTCATAGGTGGCGTCCGCGTTTCCACGCTTCACACTCCACTTCTCGTAGTAGGTCTTGCGCAGGGTCACTGGCTCCCCGTCCGCCCACAGCGTCGCAGAGACCTCCGTCACCGCCCCATGGTCCGCCACCTCTCCGGCGGCGTCCAACGGCTTGATCTCAAAGCTGCCGTTCCCACGGCTGTCCTTCCCAAACAGCAGCCAGGTCAGCGCGTCATATACCGTGGTCTTGCCTGCGGCGTTGTCCCCATAGATACTGGCGCTGCGCCCATCCAGCGGCAGAGATAAGCTCCCACAGCCCTTAAAATTTCGGATCTCCAGATCCATCAGCTTCAAATCCATCTTGACGATTCCTTTCTTGTCCCATATAATATGGGTGTCTTACTATTTCTTTGCCGTCGTGGGTGTTCCAGCACCTGCGGCGGCTCTCTTTTTTGTGCGGTAGGCCCGCATATAATTCCGGGCTCGTTCCCGCACCTTCTCCCGGTTGGCTTCCCGGTAGGCCTTCTGGTACTCGGCCACCTTCTCCCGGTTGGCTTCCCGGTAGGCCTTCTGGTACTCGGCCACCTTCTCCCGGTTGGCTTCGTAGTAGGCCTTCTTCTGAGCGGCCACCTTCTCCCGGTTGGCTTCCCGGTAGGCCTTCTGCCGAGCGGCCAGCTTCTGTTTTTCCATAGGCAGGGCTCGGAACTTCGCCTCTCGGTCCAATTTATAACTCCGATCCAGATCCTCCTGTGTCAGACGGAACTCCGCTTCGATCTCCGCGTCGGCGGCTGCCATCTCGGCCAACTCCTCCGGGGTGAACATCACGCCACCTCCGTCAGCCAGATGCCGACGCTCATGCCCAGCGCAAAGACGCCGAACAAAAACGCGGTGACCAGCGCGATCCACAGCAGTTCCTGCGCCCGCTGCTTCCGCTCATTTCTCGTCTGATTCATTTCATCACCTCTCCCAGTTCTATCGACCCACCCAGGACAAACAGGTTAAAATACTGCTCCTGATCCAGCCGGACAGGCTCGTCCCTCAGGAGCTTGCCCATGCTCTTCTCGCTGATCCCTGTTGCGCTGGCCAGCCTCCTGGCGTCCAACCCATGGCGGCTCATGGCCGTCTCCGCGATTCGCCGCACGATCTCATACGCGGTTCTCATTGTTATTCTCTCTTTCTGCCCACCGATCCAAAACCTTTGACATAACAGCCACAGTATTGCCCATCAGCTTAACCATATCGCCAAAGGTCACATCATACAGAGATTGGTTCAGCCGGTCCATATGGAGCTTTGTATTTGCGTTCTGCTGCTCGATTTCACGAGCGGTGCTGTTGTCATTCAGCATAAATTTTCCTCCTTGCTCTTGACGGCTCGAAGGAAAAGTAGTACACTTGTTCCAACAAGCCTAGTCGGCGTAATCGATTAGGTTTGCAGCCCTGTCGGATCTGCTCATCCGGCGGGGCGTTTTTATACCATTCCACGGCTCTGGACGATCGCCTTCGCCACCAGGTCCGTCTCATAGCCCCTCTTCCTGGGTCCCATCCGGATTGCCGGGATGCCATGCTCCTCCGCCCACCGGTCCCCATTGACCGCCCGGGCAAAATAACCGGCCTCCCTGGCCACGTCCGTGGGAGACATCACCCCACCGTGCCGCTCATACATCAGGCGGCGCTTTTCGGCAACCTCACGTCCCAGGGCGCTCTGTGCGCTTGTCGTGTATCGGCTCATCTTCTCACCTCCTCATGTTCTGCAAAGATTATAAATCCTGCGCTCTCTACACCCGGTTCCAGCCAAAAACTACAAGTGACATATAACGAAAGACTTTTTCGCAGATCTCGGGCTTCCCTGTCAACTTGTGCTCCGCGATTACCAGTGCAATGTCCTGTCCAAGCGACTTGAACTCATCTGGGCCGAGAATCTTGTCCAGTTCATCACCAAGCGTCGATTGTTCGGCGCTTTTTTTATTTTCCATCTCCTCCCCTCCCTTCCAGTCCTGTTTATCGGACTGCCCGTTACGCCGGATCCGGATACGCAAACTCCACCAGCTCCTTGAGATCCAGAAGAGACAGCGCCGGGTCATGCGCCGCACGATCCAGGGCCAGCTCCTTAAACTTGGTCCCGGAGCCATCCAGCAGCCGCTTATACTCATTCAGTTTGTTGTCCATGGTTTCCCTCCTATCGAAAACACTGCCATTCTAAATAACAGCAAACTCCAAAAGTTCTTTCGCCCGATCCAGGACCGCCTTTGCCTGGGTCAGCGTAAGGCCTTTTCCAATCAGCATATCGCGGATCTGCTGAGGAAGCTCCTGCGCCATCACAACATTGATGCCCTGCATTTTCCGCATATAGGCTTCGTCCATCTCTCTCACCCCCTTCTTGAATAGTCCGGTTTATCGGACTTCTGCTCTGGTATCTTGATTGTAATTCTGGATCTCTAAAATATCGCAGATAGCCTGGACAATCTTGGGGGCATTGCGCTTCCCCTTCAGAATTTTGTCCATGTACCCACTGTCCGCAAAAAGCCCCGTCCGGTTTGTGATTTCAGACTCCAACCACTTCTGTGTCTTTCCACGCTTTAGCAGCTCCGTCTTTACGCACAAACCAAACGACGTGAATTTGCACGAATCCAC